GGCGTTGGTAATGGAATATTTTGGGTACTCGGCAGAAAAGGCAAAAGAAGCACTGAAAATCCTTTCCAATACTCAAATCGATATTATCAGAGGCCGACAGGAACAGGGTGGCCGAGGTTAGATGGGTGCTCCTTATAAATATCATATAAGAACAAAAAAAGGTGGCAGAAATGGATGCGGAAAAAATTTACTACGATTGGACTCCAGAAAGCATGTTGGAGGTATTACTCCCTGAACCGGATAATTTTTTGAAGGTTCGTGAAACATTGACTCGGATCGGTGTTGCCTCTAAAAAGGACAAGACCCTATATCAGTCTTGCCATATCTTGCATAAGCAAGGTAGGTACTTTATTGTCCACTTCAAGGAACTTTTTGCATTGGATGGTAAAGAAGCAAATATCTTTATCAATGATATTGAGCGCAGGAATACAATTACCAAACTGTTACAAGATTGGGGATTGTTGGAAATGGTTAACCCAGCGATGGCTGTATCACAAGCATCACTGAGTCAGATCAAGGTGGTATCATTTAAAGAAAAGCCAGAGTGGGAACTGGTGGCAAAATATTCTCTCGGAATTAAAAAACGTAAAATTGAACTTATATAAAGGAATTATTATGGCAATCAATCTTGATCTTGAAATTAATGAAGTAAATACAATCTTGGCATCACTTGCGAAACAACCCTATGAATCAGTTGCTGCGGTAATCGGCAAGGTTCGTGACCAAGGTATTCCACAAGTGGCAGCACTTGAAGCAGAAGAAAAGAAGTTAGCAGAAGAAACAACTGCTGCTCAATTACTTCAAGAAGGAAAATAAATCTAGCACCCCAATGCTAGATTTTTATCTCGTACCATTCGAGACTAAATAAGGGGCGTAACAGGAATCGGACAGGACGTTACATTGTCGCTGGAGTCGTACCCAGCATTTTACTACCTATGCCGCAAGGATAGGATTTTATATAACTCTCGCTGAAAAGGAGAAACAAAATGGGAACTTTATTTCCAGTAGGTCAACTTGCATTTGGTCCAGGTTTCAAGGACTTCGATAAATTCTTTGTTGGTTTTGATGATCACGTAAATCGTCTAACTCGTATCAATGAAGAAGCAGCAAAAACTTCCAACAATTATCCTCCATACAACATCAAGAAAACTGGTGCTAACTCTTACATCATTGAACTGGCAGTTGCTGGTTTTGATAGGTCAGACATTGATATTGAAGTGGAAGGTGATAAACTAATTGTGCGTGGTAATGTAACTCCAACCACCGCAGAATATAACCCACACGAATATGTTTTCAAGGGAATTGCTGAACGGGCATTTACACGTTCATTCTCTTTGCTTGGGAATATCAAAGTTGAGGCAGCAGATCTGAAAAATGGTATGCTGAGAATATATCTGATGGGACAGGAGGAAGTGAGCAAGAAAATTAGAATAGCAATCGAGTAACAGTTTAGGGGAGACAACCTAAACCTTGTTTCCCCTAAATAAAAGCATCATGGACAAACTAAACACATTCAAAAATCTAACATCATATGTGACTGTCCGAAGAAATAACTGGACTTTGAAAGTGTCTGTATATAAGGAAACCAGTATATTGGTAACATACCAGCATGTCTATGGTGATGCCTTTGGTATGAAATATTTTAGTGACTATAACAAAGCAGCAGATTTTATTGATGAATTGGTTGAGAAGGATTGATTTTACTTTATAAGGAAATAACATGACAATCGAAATTGTGAAACTAAGTACTGACGAAGATCTAATTTGTGATGTAAAGGAAACCACCCCAGAACACATCGTTGTAAAAAACCCCGTAGTAATAATGATCCAGCAAACTGAACGTGGTGTTGGAGTTGCCTTGGCACCTTTCATGCCATATGTTGCAGGTGATATTACTATTCCCCGATCTGCCATAGTTGCCACAGGTCTTCCTGAGGAACAACTAGAGCAAGAGTATACCACCCGTTTTGGGTCAGGAATTATACTTTCTCGCCAAATGCCCCAAACTCCAATGTAATATCCTCCAATAATCGCTTATAAAATAGGTGGTTATTGGACCAAAATATCGCTTTACTTTAATTCAATAATAGGGTATAATAGTATTATAGATTGAATAAAGTGATTGATATGAACTGTAATAGAAAGAAAAGAACCGATAGAAACCACGTCATATACCAGTTGACCTGTGTTGAAACAGGTGAAACTTATATCGGGTTGACGGTGATGCGTGGTCAAGCAATAAAGAAATCAGTCAATACTAGGTTTCAGCAGCATTGTTATCGTGCCGAAAACCAAAATAAAGACTGGTCTCTCTGTACCGCACTTCGTACTCACGCAAATTGGATGGGGTCGGTTCTTGAAGTTGTACGTGGTAAAGTAGCAGCACATAGTCGGGAACGTGAATTGATTTTTATACATAACCCTAAACTGAATACACAATAATCATATTATGAAGAAAGTGAATAAAGGAAATCCAGTTGCCAAAGATGTTCGCACTCCAAAGTATCGGATGCGGGTAGTACCAAGCAAAAAGCACAAAATTGATAAACGATTTGATCAATACTAGGATATATCATGGCAATTATTAAAACATATACAGTGAAGACAGCAGCTGGCAGCACTTCATATATCTCTCGAGATGGCGTAGTTACAATGGCATCCATATATGGATCCAATGGTCATCTAGATAAGTTACTCAATTACACCACAAAGGGTGTATTGGAGTATACAATATCATATTCATATAATCAGTCAGGTCAGATGGCAGGAAGCATTAAGACAGATGCCACCGGCAAGGTTATTGATACAATCAAATATTCTTACGATGCCAAGGGTGCAATCTCTGATATCAGTCACCTTAATATTATGGGTAATATGGTTTCAAACATCCATTACAATTCAGATGGTACAACTACCAAAACAACCTATGTTGCCCCAGTTTCAACGGTGCCAGTCGATTGGAGTTCTACTTACGGGCATGGTGAGATTGATGTTCTAAAGGCATTGAAATTAGCAGGTCTATCAATTTCCGATACCATTTCAACTACAAAGGTTGGTTGGAATATTACTGCAGGTCACTTCGATGATGCATGGAATGCTGGTTTGACTGGCAAGGGTGTCACAGTTGCTGTGATTGACAGTGGCATTGATCTGAAGAATCCAACATTGACTAAAAATATATCTGCAGATAGTTGGAATTTCATCGCCAAGAGTTCAAACGTGCAGGATGATTTTGGTCATGGCACTTTTGTTGCCTCTGAAATTGGTGCAAGTAGATTTGATGGTGATGGTATTGTGGGTGGCGCATATGATTCGAATCTGCTAATTCTAAAGGTAGCAAATGAGAAGGGTGCTGCAACAACGCAAAATGTTGCCGATGCAATAAGATATGCAGTTGATCATCATGCTGATGTTATTTCTCTGTCATTATACTCGGCAGTGAAACAACCCCTGATCGAATCTGCACTGGCATATGCTAATGCACACGACGTTTTGGTGAGCATTATTTCCGGCAACAGTGGAAAGGTTTCTCCAGATTACCCTGCAATATATGCCAAGACAAATGATAATGTAATCTCTGTTGGAGCAACATCGTCAATTTCCCGCATGGCAGATAATTTTGCCAATTACAGTAACAAGGCAGGCACTAATATTGAATACAACTATGTCGTTGCCCCAGGCACTTTGGTGGATGGATTAGGATTAAATGGGAAAATTATTAAGATGTCTGGAACATCTATGGCAGCACCAATGGTGGCGGCGGAGATGGCAATTCTTCAACAATATCTCGAAGGTACAGGTAAATATCTAAAGAGTGACATCGATGAGATGGTTATGGATTATGTAATACATGGAACTAATCAAGTTGGATTAATTGGAGTTACACCGATTCCCGATTCACTTTTAATAGTATAGGAGAATAATATGAAAATGTATCTGGCAGGAATAGCACTACTCAGCACACTGAGTGGAAATGTGGCGGCAGATCAGGCATTGGCACAGTCGCTAGGATGTATGAATTGCCACAAGGTTGAGGGTAAACTGATTGGACCATCATTCCAGAATATCGCAGCAATCAGAGTATACAGTACGGCATGGTTGGATATGACTGCCAAAATTAGAAATGGCAGCGCAGGTGCTTGGGGTAAGATTCCAATGCCTGGAAACTACCACGTGAGTGAGAAGGATGCTGAAATATTGGCAAGGTGGATACTATCAATCAAGTAAAATATCCCTTGACTTTAATTCAATAATAAGGTATAATAGTCTTATAGGTTGAGTGATTAATTATATGAAAGAGAGTCAATGATAGCAATAAAAGAAACGACTGAGTGGAACGACAATACCCCGAACCACATATACTTTGTATCGGATAACAAGAGCAAATTGCTGGCGTATATAAAGAGTGGTACAAAGGAAGTGTTGAAGTTGAGTGTGCCAATAGCATTCTCAACGACACGAAGGAAGTTTGTTGAGGTGAAGAATACATTTGGGTTCAAGGATGAGAAATCAACCAACCCAACATGGGAAGTTGCTGGAAGTAACGGCAGTACCTATATCATAGAACAAACGAATAACAGTTACGTGTGTAGTTGTTCAGGTTTCAAGTTTCGGGGTAAGTGTAAACACCTTACAGAATTTTTGGGAAATAATATATTATGAATTACAATCAGTTTTTTACCGAAGTCGCTTCCAACAATTCCCGCATATTCAAAACTGCGGCATTGATGGAACATAAGAATGACACCCTACTCAGGGAAGTCATTCGTCTTGCGCTGGATCCATTTACTCAATTCTACCAGCGCAAGATTCCAGCATACACCACAAACCATACTCTTGGTTGCAGTCTTCAGTGGGGCATAGATTCACTCTATGAATTATCCTCACGCAGTCGCACTGGCAACGCAGCAATTGACCACCTGAAGTTTGTTCTGTCTTCATTGACTGCAGACGATGCGAAGGTTATTGAACGAATCATTGATAAGAGTTTGGACTGTGGTATTCATACATCGACTGCCAATGCTGTCTGGCCAGGGTTGATAAAGGAATATCCAGTCATGCTCTGCTCACCATTCGAACAGAGACTTGTTGATAAGATAAAGTTCCCTGCGATTACCCAGTGCAAGATGGACGGCATGCGGTTCAATGCTATCGTCCGTGAAGGCAAGTGTGAGTTCCGCAGTCGCAATGGAAAGGAAATACAGTTGCTGGGTAATCTTGAGCAAGAGTTCATCAGTCTTGCCGGCGACGTTGATTGTGTGTTTGATGGTGAGTTACTTGTTATGCGTG